TGCTCGGGATAACCGTCCGGCCGGCGCTTGTAGGCATATTCATTCTTGTATTTCATGCGGCCTCCTCGGCGAGCTTGCGGGCGCGCTCATCGGCATAGATCACCGCGCACATTGAGTAGGTGCCGAACGGCTTGAAACTTTCGACACCCTCCCAAACGCTGATGCGCCTCTTTACCGACTTGCCGCCATTGCTCCATACCGTCGTCGTGACCGTCTTCTCGGTTCGCGCTAGGATTTTGAACGAATGGATGCAGTCGTAATCAGCAAGCGAACGCGTCGCGTATGATTGCCCTACCTCAAATCGCGCCATCTCGTGTTCTCCCTTTTGACCCGCGCATCCTGGCATCGTTGCGCGAAGGTGTCAACGGATTTATGCGAAATAATATCGGGCGCCCGAAATCATAATATCGGGCAGCGATTTCGGGCGTTGCGCGCTGCCCGCGTGCTGCGCTAGGATGGCGGCGGCGGCAGGAGCCGGTCGGGGTAGCTCCCCGGCTCGACACTCTCTGGCGCGGCGCTACGGGATTGCTCCTGCCGTTCCCGCATCGCGCCGCCCGAGGAGCGCCGCGCTGTGTCCACCTTGCGTCATCTTGGCCGTATCGTTACGCGCAAACCTTGCCGCCATTGCGGCTGCACGACATTCTTCCTAACCGAGCCAAAAGGGCCGCATAGCTACGGAATAAAGTGCTCTCGCTGTAGTGCTCATGTGGGCTGGTTGCCAAAGCACGACACAGATGAACTTGACAAACACCTCTGCGATAGCTGTGGCGAAGAGTGGGCTGACAGTCTGAACGGACTTTGCCCGCGATGCGAGGCTTATGCAGAGCATACGAGATGATCAAGGCTACACTTGCCGACTTCGCCGCGATGACCAATCGCGAATTCAGCCATGACCGGGCGAACTCCGTGGGCGCCAGCGAGATCGGCGCCTGTCTGCGAAAGACATGGTTCGCCAAAAACGAGACGCCACACGATCCCGGCTATATCGACCGCTACGGTGCCAGGCTGCGCGGCAATCTGATCGAAGATTTCTACGTTGTGCCGGCGTTGCGACAAGCCTATGGCGACCGGTTCCACATAGGCGGGGACCAGCAATCAACAGTCGTTGACGGTTATCTCTCGGCGACACCGGACGGCGTGATCGTCGGCGTCGAGCGCGATTGCCTTGCCGATCTCGGCGTGCCCGACATTGGCGACTCGTCGTGCATCGCAATCGAAATTAAATCAATCGATCCCCGCGCCGAATTGAATGACCGCGCCCGGCCACAGCACACATTTCAGACCCAGGTGCAGATGGGGCTCTTACGCGCTCACACACCCTACCGGCCCGACTACGCGCTGATCTGTTACGTTGACGCGAGCTTTCTTGACGAATGCGCCGAATTCCCCGTCGCGTTCGACCCGTCGATATTCGCCGCCGCCCATTACCGCGCCGAGGCGATCATGGTCGCGACGGATCCGCAAGAGTTATGGCCGGAGGGTAAGCTCGCGGGCGGCGCCGAATGCCGGTTCTGCCCCTACGCCTCGCACTGCGCCGCGGTCACGGTTAGCGGCATTCCGAAAGAGGATCACCCGCTCGGCGACAATGTGATGGCCGAATTCAAGGCGCTGCACGATCGCGAGCGCCAAGCCAGCACGCAGGTCGATGTTGACGGAAACCTGCTCAGCATTATTCGTCAAGAAATAAAAGACCTGCTGCGCACCAACGGCGTGCGCCGGGTTCATGGTGATGGCTGGTCAGTCGATTGGTCGCCGGTCAAGGGGCGGCAAACCCTCGATATTAAGGCAGTCGAGGCAGCCGGGATCGACCTTTCCGAATATCGTAAAGAGGGGCAAGCGGGCGATCGCTTGGTTGTGAAATGACTGAATGGCGGACGATCGACGAATTTCCTGAATATCAAATTTCGGAACATGGCAAGATGCGCCGCGTTTCTGGCGGGCGCTATAGAGCCGCCATACTCAACGGGTCAGTAGATATTCATGGGTATGTCGGATTTACATTCAACCGCAAACATTTACCCAAAGCCGAAAAGCGGAAAATACATCGGCTAGTGGCATTAGCATTTTTGGGAGCGCAACCATCCGCCGCCCACGAAGTGGCCCATATTGATGGCGACAAAACTAATAATCACTATACTAATTTGCGATGGTGTACTCATATAGAGAATGAAAAGGACAAAATTAATCATGGGACACTAAAAGCAGGCGAAACCAATCATTTATCAAAGCTGACATCATCCGATATCTTGTTAATTAGATCAGAATTCGCCAACGGCGTTGCGATACGGCAATTGGCGGATAAGATGGGCGTTACGTTCCAGAATATCTGGTACATCGTCCATAGGCAGACGTGGAAGCATGTCTGAAACATCAACCAGTAACAGGAAAGCAAACTCGATGACAAATGCATTAGCCCCCATCGATACGTCTGATCCGTACTTGGCGTACGCGGCCAAAACCGTTACACAGGAAGGATCATTTCTTTCCTTCAAGGGGGGAGAATGGCTATTCGGCCAGGACGGCGCGATGCTGGCGCTCGGCACTCACCTCGCCTGCAATATGGAGGGGCTGAAAATCGGCTGGCGACGCTGGTGGAACAAGGAGATCACCGACGATCTGCTCGAATTGCTGAGCGATCAGAAACCGGTCCCGATGCGCAACAGCCTCGGCGATCCCGACCCCGGCATGTGGGAAGTCGGCACCGACGCAAAGCCGCGCGACCCGTGGGTGTTCACCAACCAGCTGCAATTGATCGACGCCGAGGGCAACCTCTACCTCTACTCGACCAACAGCAAAGGCGGGCTCAACGCCATTGGCCAGTTATGCAAAGCCTACGGCCAGGAACGCCGGCAGCGGCCCGGCATGATCCCGATCGTCGAACTCCAAAATGATTTTTACATGCACCGCGAGTACGGCAAAACCTACGTGCCGAAATTCGAGCTTGTCGGCTGGACGGAGGCCAACACGCTCGATATGGACGGCGAGGCGGCTGCCGAATTGCCGCCGCCGGCTGCCGAGCCGGCCAAGGCTCCGGGTCAGCGTGCCGTAAACCCTCCGCCAGCCGCCAAGGCGGCGGCGACGACCTCGACGACGAGATCCCCCCCTTCTAGGCGGTTCTAGTCGTCGCAAGGCTTTTACAGCAGCCGCCCGGCACACAATCGGGCGGCTGTTTTCATTTCAGGGGAGGAGCGCCCGGTGCGCGATTTCGACTATGCCGCTGCCGCTGATTTTCTCGGCCTCTTATTCAGCGAAACCAGGCAAGCGGTCGAGATCCGTACACTGCCTAACGAATACGGTGCGGGGCCGGCGCGCCCGCTGTTTACCCGCGATCCCGACCTCGTGCAGCGGCATTGCGAGAAGTGGGACGACATCGGGCGAGCGGTTTACTTTGGGGTAGCGACACGCGCCAGTGGGACAGCCAAGGGCGATCGGGCGCACGTCCGCGAGCTACCGGCGCTGTGGAGCGATATCGATTGCTACAAGCTCGGGATCTCGACCGACGAGGCTGTGGCGGCGCTGCTGAGCTTCAGCATCCCGCCTAGCGCGGTCGTGCTGTCCGGCGGCGGCGTTCACGCCTATTGGCTGCTGTCGCGCCCGCTCGACGTCAGCCAAACCGACCCCGCGACCTGGCCGGCTATCGAGCTTGCCGCGGTCGGGGCGCTGAAGCAACTCGCCGGGGTCTTTGCCGGCGATCTCGCGGTGTGCGACCTCGCCCGCGTGATGCGCCTGCCGGGCACTCACAACACCAAGGACGGCACGCTGCGGGCTTGCTCGGTGCTGCCGTGCTCGACCTGGGCTTGCGTTGATTTTGAGGAATTGGTGGAGCAGCTCGACATCCAGGGGCCGTTGCTCACGCTGCCGGTCGAGATGCGACCTGCGCCGCTGGACAACCCCTGGCTGGCGCACGCAAAAGCATTCACCTGGTCGATGGGTGTCGATGTCAGGGCCGAACTCGACGCGATGAAATACAAGGGGGCGAGTCCTCATTCATGCAATGAAACACGCTGCCGGGTATCGTCGAGCCTTTCCGCGCGCGGCGTCTCGAACGACGAAATTTTTACCCTGTTGATGGCCGAAACACGCCGAGTTACGGCCGAGGCCGGAGTCGATGTCTATCTGAATTGGGCAAACGAAGAGAAAAAAGTATGGGCCCAGGTCATCAGCGCCGAACGAAAATTCGCACCCGAAACCGGCACCAAGCGCCAGAGAAGCGGCACCGTGATAGCGCTGCGCGGCGGCGGTGCCAAGCCTGCGCCCGACGATCCTCTCGAAGACCACAGCGATGCCCCGCCCGAACCACCGGCGCCCGAGAGCATCGCCGGAATTATCGATCTGTTCAATTCCCGCTATATGGTCGTCAACGAAGACGGACGCGCGATCATCTATGAGCCGGTCCACGATACGCGCCTGAACCGGCGCTACTACCTGCGCATCACATTCGAGGATTTGAAGCGCTTTCACCTCAACCGGCGCGCCATAGCCTATTACAAGCGCGACAAACGCACCGGCAAGCAAGAGCCAGTCGTCAAGACGATGGCCGAAATCTGGCTCGAACATGCCGACCGACGCGAATATCTCGGCGGCGTGGTCTTCGATCCTGCCGGCAGCGCCGCGTCGGGAACGCTCAATCTATGGCAAGGGTTCTCGGTTCCTGCCGTTGCCGGTCGCTGGGATCTGCTGAAGGCGCATATTCGCGACGTGATCTGCGCCGGCGATCCCGATCACTTTTCGTTTTTGCTGGGTTGGATGGCGCGGCTCGTCCAGCTGCCCGCCGAACAGGGCGAGGTCGCGGTAGTCATGAAGGGCGGCGAGGGAACCGGCAAAGGCACGCTCGCCCGCGCGCTCTTACGCATCCTCGGCCAGCACGGTCTGGCGATATCAAATGCCAAGCACCTCACCGGCTCCTTTAACGGCCATTTGCGCGACACCGTGTTCCTGTTCGCCGACGAGGCGTTCTGGGCAGGCGACAAGCAGCATACGGGCGTCCTGAAGGCGCTCATCACCGAGCCATTCCTGACGATCGAGGCCAAATACCAGACACCCGTACAAATGCCTAACTTCGTCCATTTGATGATGGCGTCCAACGAAGATTGGGTGGTGCCGGCATCGCTTGACGCGCGCCGATTCTTTGTGCTGGAGGTCGCCGCCGACCATGCGAACGACCACGCCTACTTTGACGCGATCTGGGCCGAGATGATCGCTGGCGGGTTCGAGGCCATGTTGTTTGATCTGCTTAATTATGATCTGTCGAACTACAACCATCGGCATGTGCCACAGACCAGTGGATTGCACGAACAGCGTAAATTGTCGCTCCCGGTGATTGACGAATGGTGGAAGGATTGTTTATCGCGCGAATTTGTATATCAATCGCGTATCGGGTTGGAGAGTTATTTTGAACAGTGGTATGAAATTGTTTCAACCTCATTGCTGTATGAGTCTTATATAGCATTTGCTAAAGGACGACACGAGCGCCGACCGGTATCGCGTGAATGGTTTGGGCGGTATATGAGAAAACAGGGAGCAAAAGCTATAAAGCCAACAGCGGGAATCACTGGCGAGCATTTCGGATCGGAGGTCAATTCGTTCGGCGGTACAACCAAAACGGCTAAGACGATCGAGGTAGAGCGGCCGCCCAGCTATGTTTTGGGCAGCTTAATTCAGGCTCGCAAGGCGTTCGAGGCGACAACCAAGCTCGCGATAGAATGGGTGCCAGAAGACGACCCAGACCCGTTCGGGCCACCCTTCTGAGGTCATGTCTGGGGTCGTACCCTGACGGGTTTTTGACCCAATCTACGTAAACTGTTGAAATGCAATGTGGTTTTCGCTTGTCAGGGTATACCCAGTATTTTTGTTTTGAAAACTTTTACGTGGAAAACACACGCGCGCCCTTATGTGCGTTGTGGTTTTTCCTAGCGTAGTGTATTTCTTACCCTATATACACAGAATACCCTGACATGAGTAGGGAAACCCTAAGGCTCCGGCGTCCCGGTTGAGTGGTATAGGCGGACGGTTCTGGTACGGTTGTAAAATGCGCTCTAATCGAGAATGTGAAAGGAATGCGGGTATGGCTGACTTATTTGACGGGGACAGCGCTGGGCGGATCGCGAGAGAGAAGCGAGCGGTCGCTAATGTGATCCCGTTCGGAAAGTACAAAGGACAGCCGATTGAGGCGATGGCCGCTGATGCCGGGTACATGGAATGGCTGGCGAGTCAGTCGTGGTTTAGGGATAAATACGAAAACATATACACGCTAATTATAAACAATTTCGCCGAGCCGAGCGAGACGCCAGCACATAATGTGCTTCAGGTGTTGTTTCTAGATAATGGTCTAGCGGCGCGTGCGGTGGAGTGCGCCGAAAATAAAATGGAATGGAAATTCGTATGGCCGGGAGCGATTGATTTACGCATTACAGAGAGAAAGGTTTCTAGGGTGTCGTTCGAGGTGAGCGCCGTGGATGTTTTGATTAAAACAGATATTGTCGTTTGTGCTAGATTTAGAGACTATAATTGGCCGCGACAATCGGGATATCAAGAAATTACGGAAACCTTTAACGAGTCATTGAGTTACGCAGTTGAGATAAAGCCGTCCGTGGGAGATGATTATCCGGTGGTGCTGCGACAAATCAGGAATAATCTCGTTAAGGCTAGGAATATCTTGTTTCTTGAACAGTACACCGGCACAGGGGCAACGCGCGATCAGTTCGTTGAGATATTCAGGCGCAGCGGGATTGCGGTTGTGTTCCGAAGTGAGGTCTAAGCCTCCGTCACGCACCGCCCAGCTGGCGAGCATGACACCCACAAGCGGAGCGCGACGACCGCGCCCGCTCGTGGCGCTATCGCCGCGTTCTGCCGCTCGGCTAATTGGCGAAGTTAGGCGGCCTCGACCAACACAAACTCGGCATTGTCGAGAGCGCTGCCCGGCTGTCCCCACAGCGCCCCGCTGTCGCTCCTGAACGTGCGCCAGAAGCGTGGTGCATTGAAGCCGATATGCACGCGGTCCATCGTGTAACGGCAGTCGTCGTCGGTGAAAGCCATGCCGAGATCACACTTTGCCGCGATTAAGGCGGCACGAGCCTGTGCTTCCCATTCCCGCGCCTGCTCCCGATCCAACGGCGTAGCATCGACGTGGACGCGGGCAAAATAGCCGCGTGACATCCGTGCCGTTACCGTGCCCTTGCCGTATAGAGCGGTGAGGACTTTCTTGATTTGCCGCGTGTCGATCATCTCGTGTTCTCCCTTTCTGACAATCCCGAGCCTATCCGTGTTGCGCCACGGTGTCAACGCTTTTAGCGCGTCGATCGCTGGATTTCCTCGTCGCCCTCACAAGCGAAGGGCGCCCGATGGCGCCCCCGCGTGGTCTCTTAAAATCGGAAATAACGGGTGTGTTTGGCGAACGCAGCGCTCAAATCATTTGCCCTTTTGAATCGACCCGAGGCCCGTAAAATTACGGCTGCGATCCGTACGCCGATTAACAAAATGACCAGCGCCCCCATTGCCCACGCTATAGGTGTGGAAAATCCATGCCACGGCATAGCTACCTCCCAGCCGGTATGCCGGCTATCAATCCAGCAATGCCGACCACAACCCCAGCCGCAATGCCGGCTATCAATCCAGCAACGCCCACCACAACCCCAGCCGAAATGCCGGCTATCAATCCAGCAATGCCAACCACAACCCCAGCCCAGCCACAAAACAAACACAGCACCCCCATCCCGTCGCAGCGCCGATAGGCACCTAGCAACAGGAGCGCGAAGCCGACAATCAGCGCCGCGCCGAATGCCATCATTTGCATCGTCCCCCTCCTACCCTTTGCCGTGATTTTTGCCGCCGCACGAGCATTCGCATGAATGCCCCTTCGCGTGCTGGCATCGTGCATCGCATTTGTGCAGCGACGGGTTGCGCTTGTAATCGATCGAGCGAAACTCCGGCACCGGCTGCTTGCCCGCCGCGTCGAGATACCCGACATACCGGCTGAAGCTATCCGAGCGCCGACCCTTCACGCCTGGAAACAGCCGCTCGAATTCCCGATTGTCCAGCGTGCTAATCCAGGCAAGCTGAACCGTCGCGCCGTCCACCTCCGCGAAATACCGCATGCGGTCTGCCATCGTCTCACTCCCTACGCGTAACCGCGATTGCCGCATGTGTTCGCAAGCCGCTCCCGCTCATCCCGAGCCGTCATCCGCTCGACCCGGTAGCCGCTCTTGAACGGCCGCAGATGCATCCCGAACTCCGATAGCCGGTAATGGCAAACGCAGTTCGATTGATCCTCGGTGAGAAAATCCCCAACGCTCAAATCCCGCGCCCAAGGCCGCGCGTCCGGTGTCTTCGTGTAATTCGTTGCCATCGTCCCCCTCCTACGCCGCGCTGCTGATCGAACGCCGGCCTTGCTCCAGCCGCCAATCGTCGCCAGCAATCCCGTCATCCCGACCGTTCTGATAAATGTCCAGCATTTCGGTCGTCATGTGCGGGTAGCGCGTCAAAACCTCTCTCGCGCTAACCGATACGCCTGTCTGCTGCCCATGCCGGAAACCAAGCTCGAATGTCATCTGCCGAAGTGTCGTGTCCATCGCTCATCTCCTTTTGACCCTGCTACGTTGACACACTCGCGCAACAGACGCAACAACAAAATCGTTGCGCTCAACAGAAAATCGGCGTAATCGCCCTTCCCCATGCCAGCAGGTCGGCCAAGCAATTACTCGGATGAACTCGCCGATGAGATTTGCAGCCTCGTCCGAGATGGTCTGCCTATCCGCGAAATCGCGTTGTTCGACGGACTGCCAACAGACCGAACAATCTGGCGGTGGCTCGACGAGAAGCCGGAATTCCGTCAGAAATACGCGAGTGCCAAAGAGGTGCAGGCTGAGCGGCAAGCCGAGGAATTGCTTGAGATTGCCGACGATGGCCGCAACGATTGGATGGAGCGTCATCAGGACGGTGAGGCTGTCGGTATTGTCCCGGATCACGAGCACATCAACCGGTCTAGACTGCGGGTCGATACTCGCAAGTGGTTGATGTCGAAGATGCTTCCGAAAAAGTACGGCGACCGGACTTCGATCGAGCATTCCGGCGCTGTTTCGGTGGACATGCTGACGGATTCCGCGCTGTCGGTGCGGCTATTCGCCGAGCTTGTGGCGTTCGGGATTGCTGAGGATCAGGCTCGGGCGCTGGTCGAGGATCAGCGCGGCTCGGCGATCGAGCATGTAGCCGCGCAGGACGATGAGGGTTGACCTCGCGAGGAGTCAGCGGAGACTCCCTCCGCCTACCTATGCCGGTTGCGGTAATGTTTCCAATGACATAGCGCCTGACGGTAAGCCGCTACCTATCATTATACCTATCATTGCGCAGGCGTAGCGATGCCTGACGGCGCCGACATTCGCCCCGTTCTGCTCAAGCCCAGCCCGGCTTTGCGCCCCCTGCTGTTCGAGTTTGCGCGGCGGCGGGAGCGGCGAGAGTGCGAGGAATCGTTGTACACGTTCGTCCGCTCGTTCTGGCGCTGCGTCGAGCCTGAGACGCCCTTCGTAGGATCATGGCCGCTGCGGGCGATGTGCCTGCATCTAGAAGCGGTAACGGCTGGCCGAATCACGAGACTTTGCACGAATGTCTACCCTGGCTCAACCAAGAGCCTCATCCATGCGGTATTCTGGCCGGCGTGGGAGTGGGGGCCTAAAAACCTGCCGCATCTACGGTACTTGTGCTTTGCGTACTCATCCCACCTGACGGAGCGCGATAACCGCCGCTTCAAACAACTAATCACGCATCCGAAGTATAAAAAGAATTGGGGTGATAGATTCGCGATTACGCGGGAGCCTGACTACAACGTAATGAATGACAAGAGCGGGTGGAAACTCGCATCCTCGGTCGGCGGCGTTGGTACCGGCGAGCGCGGCGACAGGACAATCATCGACGATGGTAACAAGCCGCCGACCGATGCCGATCCGATAGGCGAAAGCAATGCTACCCTGCGATCAACGGCGGCATGGTTTCGGGAAATCCTGCCTGATCGGCTCAATAGCCTGGAGCGGTCGGCGATCATCAACATACAGCAGCGCACCAGCGATATCGATATCACCGGCATCATTCTTGAGCTTGGGTTGCCGTACGAGCATCTTTGTATCCCGATGATGTTTGATACGATGCCGGACAAGAGCGGCGCCAGGCGCCCGTTGATCCCTACATCGGAGGGGTGGATTGATCCGCGCTATCGGGAGGACTGGTGGCGAGCGGAGGAAGACCCGGAATATGACCCGTGCGGCGCTTTGGCTGATGAAGACGAGTTGCTGGAGCGGGATGGGACGATAGCTGATCCGAGACGGTTCCCGCCGGAGCAATTGGATGACCTGCGGCGTGCCAAAGGCGAGTATGCCTGGGCGTCGCAGTATCAGCAGACCGTTATGCCGCGCGGCGGCGGGATCATCAAACAGGAGTGGTGGAAGCTGTGGGAGGATTCCGAGTTTCCGGCATATGGAACCTGTGTGGCGTCGATTGATACGGCGTACAAGCTAAAGGAGACTTCTGACTACAACGCGTTTATTGTTTTTGGCGCTTTCCCTCATCCTGATACTGATAAGCCAAAATTGATGCTGCGGGACGCGTGGAAGAAACGCTGCTCGTTGAACGAATTGGTTAAGGACGTTATTGCGTCATGCCGCCGGCATAAGGTGGACACATTGCTGATAGAGGACTCGGCTCGGGGAATGGACCTGCGGGACGAGATAGACACGTTTCTCGGGCGTTCAGATATAAGATTGGAATTGGTGCCGGTAGCTGGTGACAAGAGTTCTCGCCTTAACGCAGTGTCGGCGCTGTTCGAGAACGAAGTCATTTATGCGCCGGATACCGAGTGGGCAGACGAGGTAATAAAGCAAGTTGCAAACTTTCCTCGTGCCAGTCACGATGATTTTGTCGACGCCGTAAGCCAAGCTCTGATCTGGATGCGCAAGACGGGTGTAGCGGTGCGGCGCGAGGAGTATGATGATGAGGTTACGGAGCGGCTGCGGTATCGGAAACAGCCTACGGCGGTTTACGATGTCTAGTGCGGGGGGAAGCTCGGGGCGTTCGACCCCTGGGGTGCGGGAGGTGATTGCGGTTCTGCGGTTGGTCGGCGGATGAGCGAGGAGCGCTATCTCGGTCTTGCTCGTCTGCGTGCGGAGGGGCAGCCGACCAAATTCGATGAAGGCAGCAGCGGGCGTGATGAGCCGCGATATCCTGTCGGGCCGCCGGTTTATCCGCCGGACGCGAGCAAACCCGGCCTGCATTGGCTCCGTGATTGCGTTGGAGCGCTAAATATAGCCGAGTGGGAAACGGAATGGGGTTCCTCGCGGTGGCTGCTATTTGGCACTGAAATTGATCGTAGCGCCGAGGAGATTGGGGCCGAGGGGTTCACCTATCACTCGGCCGTGATTGTACCGGAGGACTGATGCCTAGCCGCCGGGTAAAGCGCCGCGCTGCGGCTGTTCGACGGCAGCAGGAGTGGCGGCACGCCATGAGCCGGCGCGCTCTGCCCGAGCCGGCTGACATGTGGATATTCGATCAGATCGAAACTGAGGTCAGCCTCGGCTATTCGATCGCGCGAGAGATGCTCGACAACAATCTCTACCGCGGGATGTTCGGAGCGGAGCCGGTTCCGGGCTTTAGGGCGAGAAAGTGACAGATTGATGACCGAACCCAACGGCGTGCCGGCATCGCCTTCCTGCGAGACGTGCGATTTCATGCGGCGAGAGGGCAATTCGATGCGGTGCTACTGGGACCCGCCGGTGCCGATGTATCTTGGACTGGTGGGGGGGCATGATGGCGGTGCGCCGACGCTGCTATCGACTGGGGTTTACCCCGAGGTGTATCCGGGGCGGTTTTGCCGGCATCATTCGGAGTTGCGAGGGGATGGGCAGCTATCTCCTGGGGTTGAGCGGTCGGCGGTTTCGGCGCATGAGGGAGTATCGCACTGATGGGTAAATGGCCCGGCGCGAACGCGGAACTGTGGCGCTCAAACTACCGATGGCCCCTATTGCCGGCCTCTGTTGCTGACATGCACTTCGTCCGTACTGGGATGTCGGCTACGCGGGTTGATGAGACGCCTTCTGGCGAGGATGCGCCCGATTTCCGCGACGCGGTAATTGCGGGGTTGCGTGAGCGTGGCTGGCCGGAGCATGGGCTGGATGACAACGATTGTGTTGTTTGGCGTGGTACGGAGGGCGGCTCGGTCAGGTTTGGGCGCGGCGAGTGGGGGCATGTTTTTGAATATGGGACAGCGGACGGATCGGAGGGAGGGAGGACGAGTTTTGCGGATGGCGTGTCGCCTGAGCGTGTGGTTGAGGCGATTGACCGTATGCGCTGGGTGATTGGGCTGCCGGCGCTAGAGGAGGGGGGGGGCGTCGTCGTGCCGGTCGAGGCGACCTCGACCATGTGCAGCGCGGGGTCGGATGCCGCAGGCGGAGACATTGGAATCGTCGGTGCATCAAGCGTCTACGAGGCGATGGTGGGGGCGAGGCCGCGATGATCTTCATCGATCGCCGTCAGCGGTGCCTGCTGCGGTCGAGGCCGGCGGCGAAGGAAGACCTGGCGTATGTGCCGACGCGGTGGATTGGGGAATGACCTTCATTGATCGCCGGCAAGGGGTGGTGCAACGGCGATCGGCAGATGTGGTCAACGCAATAGATCGCGAGAAGGTAGCGGCGTTGATGATAAGGTTGTCGATTGCAACAGGGCACGGAGATACTATTGATGATCTTATCTCTGAATTAGAGGCCGCGATTGTGGATCGATGCGAGCGTTATTATGAGCGTGGGGTAGATGACGGCATCAGTCTAGTGACTGGGCGAATTGAAAGGGTTATCTGAGGTGTTCATT